CAATATTGTTCTTTGCTGATTTTCCTTTCTTCTTTTGCTTCTTATTAGCGTTAGTGTTGGAACGGGTTTGCTTGCTTCGTGGTTGGGTTTCTCCCTGTTCGTTAGCTGCATTGCTGACACGCAGCTCTTCATCAACACGCTGTTTTTTCAACTTAACGTGATGAGTAATAAGTTTATCCAACTCCTTCAATTGTTGATCTGACTTTTCAGGTTGCTCAAGTAGCGTTGATACACGCCGAGCAATAGATTCATCAATGGTATTTTCGCGCAGGGAGTCCCGCCAGCCGTATTTATCAGCCCAATAGTAAATGATGCGATCACTATTTAGCTTCAATTCAGCAGCGATTTCTTTAGGTGTCCAAGTCCGCATATAAAGCGACTTAGCAGCGTCTCTGATTTCTTTTGTATATGCCATATCAGCAATAGTACGCATTTGAGCCTGTCAATTAGCCTACTTAAATTCGGCTGTTTTCGGATAGGCGCTGTATCCGAATTGAGCCGAACAGAAGTGCATGATTTACCGCATTCAACCTCGTATTCTTGGCTTCACTAGATATTCATTTGAATCACTGACAGATCATAAATTATGAATAAGTAAGCAGGTAAATAAACTATGAGTAAACAATCAGGTTGGAAAATTGCTGCAACAGAAGGTGCCACTATTGATGGTCGCACTATTACTAAGCAGTGGATTGAAGATATGGCAAAGCAATATTCACTCTCAGAATATGCGGCGCTAATCTGGCCTGAGCATTCCCGTAGTCGTTGGGATAAATACGAAGGTAAGAACTGGGGCACAGTTGATGAAGTAAAAGCTGAAAAACGTGCTGGTAAGTATCGTCTGCTCGTTAAATTAACGCCGAACAAATACTTATTAGAAGCGAATAAAGATGGGCAAAAGCTATTTATGTCCATTGAACCAAACCCAGATTATTGCTCATCAGGTCGTTGTTATTTAATGGGGCTTGCAGTTACTGATTCTCCCGCCTCGACAGGTACGACATTGCTCAAATTTTCTGAAAATAAAGAGCATGAATATAGCCAATTAGAAGAATTGGATTTAACCGATGTATTGAAAACTGATCACAGCGTGATAGCTAGTGCATTTTCAACACTTGCTAACTTCTTTTCTTCTGGTGGGCAAATGCCTGCCACTCAACCACACATTTCGGAATCAGAACAGGATGAAGAACCCATGAATCAAGAACAGTTTAGCCAGGTAATGGGCAAGCTGGGCGACATTGAAACAAAGCAATCTGAGCTTGAAACCAAGCAAACAGAATTAGCAACTCAGGTCGGCCAGTTCAGCAAGCAAGAACAAGATGAAGAAAAACCGAAAGACACGCCAAATGCTGATACTGCAAGTGGCGTTACTGCAGAGCAGTTCGGTCAACTCACCAACAAGTTAGATACGCTACTAACAAAGCAAGGTGATATGGAAACTCAGTTTAGCGCACTGAAAAAAGAAGTACCTGGTCAAGTTAATCTTGGCGAAGGTGGTGGCGGCGAAACAGAACAGGACATCTACTAATGTTGAATGCAATGTCGAGTAAGTACCTCTCTGAATATTGTCAGAAAGTGGCTAGTGCAATGGGTATTACAGACCCTTCAAAGCAGTTTTCAATTACACCTGTAGTTGAAACCAAATTACGCCAAGCAATTCAGTTTTCAGATTCATTTTTGAAAATGATTTCAATGCAATCGGTTGATCAAATTACAGGTCAAGTGGTCGATGTCGGCTCGGATACATTATTAACGGGTCGTAAAAAAGACGGTCGATTTAGCAGTAAAGTTGGATTTGATGGTAACAAGTATGAGTTGGTTGAAACAGATTCTGGTGCCGCAATTAAATGGGCCACGCTAACCCAGTGGGCTAACTCAGGTAGTGCAGGCGAGTTCATTAAATTAATGAATAACTCTATCACCCGCAACTTTGCTTTAGATATGTTACGTGTTGGTTTTCACGGTAAGTCTGTCGCAGAAACAACAGATCCAGTAGCTAACCCAAATGGTGAAGATGTAAACAAGGGTTGGCTAACCATTGTTAAAGAGAAGGCTGTAGCACAAGTACTTGCGAGTGCGACACTTGACCCAACAGGTACAGCTGACGGTGCTTATAAAAATCTAGATTCACTTGTGCAAGATTTAATTAATACCACGATCCATGAAGTGTATCGCGGTAGCCCTGATTTAGTTGTACTGGTTGGTAGTGATCTTGTCGCTGCAGAACAACATCGATTATTAGAATCTGCTGATACACCGACGGAACATAAAGCGGCACAGAGCTTAGCTAAAACCATCGCAGGTAAAAAAGCATATACACCGCCATTTTTTCCTACAGATCAAATCTGGGTGACAAGCCTTAAAAACCTACAAATTTTAACGCAAAAAGGTACGCAATGGCGTAAAGCGCGTAACGAAGAAGACCGCAAACAGTTTGAAAATTCATACTTGCGTATGGAAGGTTATGCCGTTGGTGATCTACATAAATTTGCAGCCATTGAAGCGGTAACTATTGCCCCTGACCCAGTGGTGTAAATATGGCGAGTCCATTAGCAAAACAGCGCCAAGCTATTTTAGCAAAGCAAAACCGCAGTACTTCACCATCTCGTAATACTGGTGATGAAACAAAGAGCCTGCACCTGCTTTTGTTAGAGCTAGACGCTGACCTTAAAACGTTAAAAGGCTTCAACCGAATTGAAGATAAAGTACAGCACAAACGCGACGTACTTATTCCTAAATTCAAACCTTATGTTGAAGCCTATTTAGCCTCGGGTGAGCAGTATGAAAACCCATTGTTTGCACAATTGGTAGTGTGGTTATTTGATATTGGTGATCTTGAAACCGCCATTGATTGGTGTCAGCAAGCGATTGATCGTGAACTGGATACGCCAGACCGTATGAAGCGTGACTTTGCCACATTCTGCGCGGATGAAGTATTAGCCTGGTCAGAAAAGATGGCCGCGCAAGGTCACAGTGTTGAACCGTATTTTAGTCAGATTTTCACCAAGGTTCGTGAAGAGTGGCGAATTAATGAAAAGCCAACGGCAAAGTGGTTCAAGTTTGCTGGTTTACATTTATTGCGTGATGAAAGTGGTTCGCCACGCGCTACAGCTGTTGGTGATGTTCCAACGTTGGAAAGTGCATTAGCGTTATTGCAAGAAGCGAACAAGCAAGACGCAAATGTAGGTGTGACGACTGTGATTGAAAAAGTACAAGCCCGAATTCGAGCGATTAAAGAAAACCGCTTATAGGCTCCTATGCCACCGCGCCTCGACTGGCGAGGATGAGTATGTAATTTATTACCTTACTTAATCCGTCGACCCAGTGGCTAGAGGCGCCCTAATTGAATAAGGAATGCAGATGTTTAACGGTAAAGCTGATAACGGACATCAAGATACTGTCATTGAAAATGATGGCTTTTGGCCAAACTTGAATGCCGGTGATTTTGAAAAGCGCCGCGGTGTGCCAATGGACATGGACAAAGAATCTATTGCCTATTCGGTTGCTGCAGCGATAGCGCAAATCAATATCGAGTTAGCTTACGTTAAAGCATCTTACCAAGCAGAAGGTACGGCGAAGGCGAGTGAAGTAGCTGGCCAACCTAAGATTGGTGACAAAAACCTATTGGTTATTTTGTACGAAAAGGCGGTATTTGCTCGCACTAAGTCAGAGTTGTTACCTGAGTTTGCCACAATACAAATGCGTGATGCTGGTGAGAACGTAGCAAATAGCCAGGTTGAAACCAGTGATCAATTACTCGCTGAAAGTCAGCAGCACATTAGAGCCATCAAAGGCAAAGGCAGAACTGGGATTGCATTGCTATGAGCGAAGAAAGCCAATATTCAGCAGGCTATTACCTGAAAGGTTTAACAAGCCGTGTTAATGGTGTTGTACCAAAGACACTGCATAAGCACTTTGATTCTTGGATGGAAGATGTAGAGCTGATTTTAGCGCCGAAAGACCATGGTAACGGGCGTGATATTGGTCATTTATCTTATAAAGCAGTGCTGAGTTTTGAGCGTTTTCCTTTTAAGAAATGTGCACCTGAAATTGTGCTTGCTTCAGTGATGGCGTGGTTGATGGATTTTGATGAACACAGAGATACATTCAAATTACCTGATCCCACTGCAGACATTGAACCTGAAAGTGAAGATTGCGTTGAAATGGTCATTGAAGTGGAATTTCGAGAACCCTTCATGGTGGTTGAAGATGTAAACGGGCCCATTGATTGGGATGGTAAAAAGTGGAAAGTGGCCCCTTATGAAATATGGGTTGCTGAATATGGTGACATTCTTTCGGGGAATAATCCTGCATCACCTATTGGAAGCGATAAGTGATAAAGGTGTCGATGTTAGAACGCGAAATGTTAAGCGTTCAGCAGCAATTAAAACTCATGACGTTACACCCGAAAAAGCGAACACGAATACTCGGAAAATTAAGCCGGCACTTAGCCAAAAAGAATAAAAAGAACATTCGGGAAAACAAAGATCCAAATGGTCGCAGTTGGCAAGGTAGAGCATCAGGCAGTAAGAAAATGATGCGCAAAATGAGTAAGCAATTAAAGGCAAAAGCTAACTCAAATGAAGCAACCTTATATTTCCCTGGTCTTGCGGGAACCATTGCCAGTAAGCATCAACATGGCGTAACTGAAAAGTGGAATGCAGCCAAAGCAAGAAAGGTATACGGCAAACCTAACTATGATGATAAGCCAACTCGATTGCAGGCTAAACGCCTAAGAGAGTTTGGTTATACCATCGCCGCAAAACGTAAAGGCAAACGTAAAAAGCCAAGTATTAAATGGGTCCTTGAAAATTTAACCACAGGTCAAGCTGGGTTAATTATCAGGGAGCTAAAGAACAAAGACGCGCAATCGAGTTGGGAAGTTAAGTTACCAGAACGCCAGCTCTTAGGTGCAAAGTCAAAAGACATTACCAATTTCGTAGCAGCAGAACTAGAAAAGGAACAACGCTAATGTGGCCGACAGTTCAAGTAAATACACTTAACCAAATGCAGGGCCCAGTAACAGAAGTGGAACGCCATTTCTTGTTTATCGGCCTGGGCAGTACCAATACTGGCAAATTATTGTCAGTCAATACCGATACCGATTTTGACGAGCAGCTCGGCGCGGATGATTCAGCACTGAAGCGCAACGTTAAAGCCGCGATGCTTAACGCTGGGCAGAATTGGAGTGCAGCCGTTTATGTCATGGCTAGCGGTGAAAAGTGGGATGAAGCGGCACTAAAAGTCCAAGAAATCCAAAGCTTTGAAGCCGTGATCTTATGCGACCCAACATCAGACCAAGCAACCGTAACAGCAGCGCAAGCGCTTTATCATACCCTGATTGCCAAGTATGGCCGCTGGCAGTTCATGGCGTTATGTACCCCTGAAATTGGCGAGTTACAGTCATGGTCTGAATATGAAGTGGCAACCGTTGCAATTCAAGACACGCTTGCTGCTGATGGTGTCATGCTTATTCCACAAGTGTTCCCGGATGCATTGGGTAAGTTGATGGGCCGTTTATGTAATCGCAGTGTATCTATTGCCGATTCACCGTGCCGCGTTAAAACAGGTGCGTTAATTGGTGATGTAACACTGCCGGTTGATAAAGACGGGATAACACTTGGCACCGCAACATTAAAAACATTGGAACAAAATCGCTTATCCGTGCCTTGTTGGTTCCCTGATTATGACGGTATCTATTGGGCTGATGGCCGCATGTTAGATGTGGAAGGCGGTGATTACCAGGTGGTGGAAAACCGTCGTGTGATCGACAAAGTTGCTCGCCGTGTACGTCTGTTATGCATTGCCGATTTAGGTGACCGTTCATTTAACAGTACCCCATTTAGTACTAAATCAGCGCAAAGTCGTTATGCACGACCACTGCGTGAAATGTCAAAAAGCATCACCATTGGTACGCAGATGTTTCCTGGTGATATTCAACCACCAAGCGCGGATGCCATCACTATCAATTGGGTTAATCGCAACAAGGTCGAAATTTACATTAAAGCGAAACCTTACGATTGCCCGAAAGAGATCGTTGCCAATCTGATGTTAGACCTTAGCAACCCAGGAGACGCAGCATGAGCAAACATTTAAGTGGCATGAATTTCGACATTGATATTTTCGGTATCGTCATTCATGTAGAAAAAGCTTCGGTATCTATTTCTGATGATTCAGCTGTTTCAAATACCCGTGGTGTACCAGATGGTCATACCGATGGTGCGGTAAGTGCAGATGTTGAATATGAAATGGATACTAAAAATTTCAAGTTACTCGGTGAAGTAGCAAAAAGTGCAGGCAGCTGGCGTGGTATTGAACCACATGACTGCATGTTTTACGGCAATGCCGGTGGTGAAGAACTCACCATTGAAGTGTTTGGCGTAAAGCTCTTACTGGAAAGTATCTTAGATGTGGATCCGTCTTCATCAGATAAAACCAAACACAAAGTGAAGGGTTTAGTGACCAGCCCTGATTTTATCCATATCGACGGTATTCCTTACCTTAGTAAAGAAGATACCCGCGATTTAGTCGGATAGGGAACTGTGATGGATGCGTTAGATAGTGCCTGCGCACTGGAAGCAAAACAAACTGCAATGGCATTGACGAACCACTTTGCAAAACAACCTAAGCAAACTCGATTAAAGAGCGCTGAAGAGTGCCGAGAATGTGGCTTAGCTATAATCAAAGCTCGACAAGAAGCCGTTAAAGGCTGTCAATTTTGTACTGACTGCCAAGAGCTTATCGACAAGGGGAAATTATGAAACATTATTCATTAAGACGTCGTTACTTTGAACATGGTACCTATTCAACGCTACACCGTGAAGATGGCAGCAAAGTATGTTGTTTCGTTGAACGGCCAATGTTAAATAACAAGCCTTCTGAATCTTGTATTGTTGAAGGTACTTACACTGTAATACCACATCAATCACCTAGGTTTGGTGACTGCTATGCACTGGAAGCACCCGAACTTGGCGTAACACGCAATGGGCCGAGTTTGCGTACGCATATTCTGATACACAAAGCTAATTCACCGCAAGATTTACAAGGTTGCTTAGCACCTGGTGTGGACTTTGGTTTTGTTAATAACGAGTGGGCCGTGTTGAATTCAAGGGCTGCTTTCAATGCCCTGATGAATGAATTTGCTGGTGAGAATATCAGCCTTTCAATAAGTAAGGATTAACTATGTGGGACAAGGTTAAATCACTAATTGGCAGCGCAGCGCCATTGATAGGCACTTTAATAGCTGGGCCTGCGGGTACCACTGTTGGTGGATTACTTGCCAATGCGCTGGGTGTGGAAAATACACCGGCTGCCATTGAGCAAGCCATTACACAAAACCCGGATGCCTTAATTGCTATTCGTAAACTCGAAAGTGAAGAACGGGTAACACTCAAAAAATTAGCCTTGCAAGCCTCCGCCATTGCACTCGATGAACGTAAAGCGGAATTGGCAGACACGCAGAACGCGCGTGTTCAGCATAAAGACCACTGGATGCCCAGTGCAATGACAATCATTCTTGCGCTGATGGTTTCAGGCATGTTTACCGCTTTATTTGCCTTTGAACCACCAAAAGCCTATGACCAGGTGATCATCATGACAGCGGGTTCGGTCTTAGGTGCGTTCGGTACCGCCGTTGCGTTTTGGCTCGGCAGTAGTCGCAGCAGTGCGGATAAATCCAAGCAGTTAGGGTTGAAGACATAAAGAGAGGTTTGAATGGCTAGTTGGGTAGCTGCGATTGCCGCAGTAATAATGCTAGTTGTGGTTGTTGGTGGCGCAGTTATCACTTGGCTATCAAAGGTCTCAGCTGATTTAGCAGAACATAAAACACACGTTGCAGAAACCTATGCAACAAAAGATGACGTAAAAGAATTAGGCGACCGTGTTGAACGCAACATGGACTCCGGATTTGACCGAATTTATAACTTACTTAAAGGAAGTAATGCAGCATGACAAAGAAAGTGATCGTATTAGGTATTGCAGGTAAAGAACTGCGTTTTGAACCAACACTAGCCGCGCACAATAAATACATTAACGAAATGATGCCGAACGATAAGATAGCACCGGCAACCAATTATCTACGCCGTATTGTCAATAAAGACGATAAAACAGCACTAGATGAAGTATTACAGCGACCAGGTGCAGTGATGCGTTTACTTGCCAAAGTGAATGAACTGTTTGAAGACGATCTGGAAATTGAAGTAAAAAACTAATACGCCATGCCCAGGCCATTGAGCGCAATGAGTTAGAGCAGATATTTACCTTAAAGGCATTTTATTTGCCTCATGCGCCCGATAATACCGAAAGTTATGCCAGGGCGCTTTGGCTGGACAAATCCCAAACTGAAAAACACGCCATAGCCGTTGCTAATGGTATCGCAAAAGCATTTAACGGAGAGTAATTATTAAATGAGTGCTCATATGGATAAATTAATGATGACGATTGGCTTGATTGACCAAGC